TCTCTATAATAATATTCAAAAGTATCTGATCCAGAAGTATCAATAGCAACATGTGTGTATTTTTTTAATCCTCTATAAAAAGCACCAGCAGTAACACCAAATCTTTTTACACCTTTATCTTCTAAACGTGAACCACCAATAACAGGTTTGAAACCATCAGTCTCAATCAACATTTCACGAATCTTTTTATTCTGATCCACGTTCTGTTCTTGTGCTTCCAATATTGTTAGATCATTACCTTCACGTGAAATGATTGCAATTAAACACTTATCATTATCGTTAATTGTACTTGAATTTGTCGTTGTTAATATTTGAGGTGTACCTGCGTTATAATTTACATATACATAATTTATATTATCATCAGTTAATATTAAATTCACAACAGCAGGTATAGCAGCGGAAATAATTTCAGCAGATGATGAATTTGAAACACGTAACAAACCTTCACCAGTAGCAACATCGATAGTTCCATCACCATTGTCTGATACTGCACAACCACTGAAAACACCCGCACTTTCAACATATTTTAGTAAGTCTTGTAGTGTGTTGATTAATGTTGGTGAACCAGCAAGAGTGACATTTAAGAGATCCACTAATTCATTAGTGCGTTCTCTCCATGTTTTGAATGTGTCACTTTCTACAACTTGTATGATACTTGCCATTTAATTTATCCTAATTTTTCTAGAATCTTTTCCATCATCCCTTCAAGACGATTAAGACGTTTTTCGAGTGATTTCTTATCATCAGCATTAGATTTAATCAACTGTCTTTGTTTGACTCTTTGTATATATTTATTACGATCTTTATTAATAATACCTTTTGAAAATGAATCTCTAACAAAATTAGGATTATCTTCAACCGGAATTTCTATTTTTTTAGTAATCTTCTTTTTCTTAGTCATATTAAATTACCTAGTAGACTGCAAGGCTGCGGAAATTTTTGACAAAAGGTATTTCTGTTGGCGAAGACGCTTTCAACTCAATCTTAACAGAAAATGAACTGAATTCCTCATCAATAGGATCTTCTGGTATATATGTATATTCTACATAATTATCTTCTGTGTTTACATTTGGACTTGTTGCTGTTTCCAATATCATTGTACGCCATTCCTGTTCTGCATCTTCAACAACAGCAGTTCCCGTTATAGGAGTTAATACGGGATCATCAACTATTGATATTTCTATTTCTCTCCAATCAACACTACCCGTTGTTGGTTCTGCACTCGTGTTAGAAATAACTTCCCATAAAGAACCGTTGTGATAAACTTGTTCACCAACAGTATATGCACCAGCAGACCAGTTTCCTTGATAATCATCTATATTACCATCATCAACAATAATAACACCTTTTGTTGCACTTAATGAAGCACCAGCCCAATCCGTTGGTGGAATAATAGGACTAATATCTGAAATTTCTTTTGCATACAATCTTAGTGGTGTTGTTGTATCATCGACTTTTGTGACAACTAAAGATCCTTTTAATGTTATACCAGTTTCAGCAACATCAATATGATAAATATATTTTGTCTCACCAATCCATTCTGAATGAACAGCATCAGAAATAGGGATATATCTAGGAATAAATTGTCCTGTTTTAAAGTAAACCTCTACTTCTGAACCAGTTGGTTTAATAGAATCAAATATAACACGCAAGTCATCAGATGGATCGGCTAGTGTAACAAATCTTGTTATGTATGCGCCAGCATCTAAATATGTTTCAGCAACATCTACAACCGTATTATTAACAATAATAGCACTCATTCTTTTAACATTAATAATTGGTGATATAGCATCATTAGAACTTGAGAATGTTGCACGTGCTAATAATGATCTTGATGGAGATGATGTTATATCATCTATTTGTTTTTGTGAATCTAGATCAATATTAATTTTCTCTTCAAAATTAATAAATGAATCACCATAAAATTGATAACTCCAAGCAATGTTAGTTTGATTCAATTTCATCGTATCGATATTAAACATGATAGTTGTTATGTCTGATACAGTAGCACCTTGATCTTCGTTATGAATATCAAACGTTCCACTAGAACTTGTTTCAAATACACAGCGATTTATTTTAAATTTTATATCGCGTTCTTGATCTGGTGTCCACGTACTTGCATTCTGTGATTTAAACATAACACCAATATATGGTTGTTTTGAAATAACTTTATTTGTTATCGTATCAACACCACCAATTTTAGAAACAAACACTTCATATTGATCACTATTTGATATGATAATAAATGAATATTCAATATCATCTTGTAAGTATACTGGATCACTAAACGTAAAGTTTGTTGCGGATAATCCATCTATACTCGTGTTAATGCTACCGGGATATAATGTGACTTCTGAATAAGGCACAATATTTTGTGTTGGTGTACCGTTTTCATTTTCAACGATCATTATAGATACTGGTAATGATGTATCTTTTGTTCTAAAGTATAAATCAATACTAGATAAGAATGCTCCACCTTCTTTTTCAATCAAGAATGATTGTGCAAGAGGATCATACCATCTTACATTTGTTTCAGTTGATATTGATCTCGTAGTTGTTTCGCTAACTCTTTCTTGAATAACACGTGGATTATCAACCGATACAATAGTATTTTGTTTTGTTTGTAATAAACCACTAGCCGTATATTTTGCTTCAGCAGATGTTCTATCACCACTAACGTCATCCTCTAAACGGAATATTTTAGTACCGACTCTAAATTTAACTGAATCGGTATTTGGTATATTGAATGTTCCACTAGCAGTACCAGCAGAATCTGTGACAAGTCCTGTACAGAATGTAGTTACATCAACACCATCAAATTTTGCTCTTAATGTTTGATTTGGACGCATACCATGAACTGTCCAATTAACAGTTTTTGAGCGCATCCAAGGAATGATAGAAGTATCAAGAACTTTATCACCCAAATTCCTTTCAATAGTACCGGGAATAACCCTAGGTCTAGAACCAGTACGCTGTTGTACTGTATCAAGTGTTAGTTGTTGACCCCACTTTTGACGTAGTACACCATCAGGCGCTCTTGATTGATGTGCACCAGATAACGCTTGCCAAGGTCCAACTCTTGGATTACCTGACCAAATAGTGTTCCAATCATTCCAACGTGTACCCGACCAATTAGCCAAATTCTTCATCGCATCATTAGCACCCTGAATATTAATAGTAACACTAGGTGCTCTAACAGTATCAATCCAATTATCAGTTTCTGGATTTAGATTCATTGTACCAACCCATCTAAATACATTATATGGATTTACATTTATAGTCTCACTAGCATTAGGTTGATCTATGATAACTGAAGTTGTATATTTTAATGTTGCTATATGATCATGAAGAATCATATTTTTTGTTAATAAAGTTGGAGTATCATCTTTAACTTCAAAATCTAAACTATCAACAGTAAACGGTGAACGTAAAATTCCACGTTCAGGATCTATTGAACAGTGATATTCAGAATTATAAACATCACCAATACCATGGCCAGAGAAGTTGTCTACTACAATACCGTTTTTAAATTTTTCTAAACCCGCTTGATCCACAACAGACATATCCGCCGTTGCTTTTTCAAGAGCATTCAATGATGTATAATATTCAAGTTTTTCGATTCTATCTTTTAACTCACCAATATCTCTCATTGTGTAACGACGATTATCAATCAATTCAATATCAATATCATCTGGATTAAATGTATATGCAGGAATAAATAACTTATACAATGTCATCGCAATATCAATATCATTAGGAACTTCTGGATATTTGTTAGGTACACCAGTGATAGTACCGAAGTCACCATACTGATCTATGTATACTTTATCATAACGTGGAATATAAAAATCATAATCGGATCTGAATGTTGAACCCGGAACAATCATATCAGTTCCAGTAGAAAGATCAGCAACCGAACGTCTGAAGTCAATACAATCTCTTAAATTAAAAGAAGATGCTCCATCTTGTGAAGTGTATGATGGGATACGACTATATATGTCAGAATAGACAGCTTGATTAGATGCATTATCATATGAATTTACACAAAAATAATCACCAGATCCTGAGTGAGCAAAGTATCTATACTCAATATCATATTCTGTATTGGATTCTAAGCCACCGACGATTCCATAATCATAATAAAAATCTCTACCACCAGTATCTAATGTGAGTGTAGTTGGATCTATAACAATAGGAGAACCACTAGGATCTTTTGTTACTGATAAGATTTCAAACACGTCTACGTTGTTTAGTGTTTTTGTTGTAACACCAACACCAGTTGTGAAGTTTAGTGTTGTATCAGTTAATGTTTTTGTTTTTGGATTACCTTCACTTTTATACATTCTAACAATAACATCGATGTTTGCAAACGAAACATCATCAACAGTATCAATAGTCAGTGTAGATTTTGCACCACCTATATTATTTACTATAGTTGAGAAATCAACACCAGATACTAATCTCGCTCCTGTATCTGAACGAACAACATAAATTGTTCCACCTTGTGATTCTGTATAAAAGTCAGTAGTATTATCAGGAGCCTGAATAACAAAGTTAGCAGAACCATTTCTTGTTAAATTAAAATAACTACGATGTACATCATAATTTGCTTCATTCAACGCTAGTGCTTTAACAACATCTTCTCTGAGTTTAAACACACCAACATTTAATGGTTTATTTTGTAATACGGGTAATCCTGTTACTCCATCAACTGCAATATCAGCATATGTTGTAGGATTAGCTAAACTTCTAATTGATCTAACAGACGTGAAAATACCAGTTAATGTATTAGCTCTACTGAAATATGCGCGTAGTCCACCAGTTCCTGTTCTTGCAAATGATGTTATTTTTGCTGTGCCAATAACAGTACCAGTACCACCAGTTCCTGACATCAATTCGATGTCTTCTTTTTCACGAATATTAAACATACCAGAAATACTTGGTGATGAACCACCTAGAATATCAGCATAAGGTCCAAAGTCGCAGTATAATGCTGAATTATTTCTGCTTGAGAACATTCTTGCTTTGTTTATTGTAGTTATTATGGTTGCAATTGTTTCTCTTTCAAAACCAAGAACGTATGCTTTACCCGGTTCTAAACCAACATTTAATTTTGTTGAGTCTGTAGGATGTTCCTCAATATTGATAGGAAATTCACGAATAGTGTAGTTACCACTTTCATCATATGTTCTACGTGCAAGCAATTCTATTATCTGTGCATACTGAACGTCTAATTGTTGTCTGATAATAGCACCCGTATCGATTGATACAGCTTCAACGAAATTATCAGCGGGAGTATCCACTCCTGTTTCGTATGATGTTAAAACAGCACGACCACGATATCTGTCAGCACCGGGAGCATTAAAGTTATATGCACCATTAGCAGGATCTAATAATGATGAATCTGTATCTGCATTAACAATATCTTCAACGAATAAGAAACCAACTTTATAGTTTCCGTTATTAGTAACACCATCAACAATAATTTCTTGTTCATCTACAACTACAAACACACCACCAACAAACACAATACCAGATTCGATACTAGCAATGACAGCTTGTGCTTGAGTACCTGCTGTTATGATAGCTTGATAGTTTGGAGGTGTACCTTGTGTTTCGATTGTTTCACCATCAACAAATTCACCACCTTTTACATCATAATATATAGATCTTGTTGTTGCATCTACGTGTGTAACTATACCTTGAGCACCAGATGTTAAACCTGTAATATCTCTACCGATAAAATTATTAACATCAACAGGACTCGCACCCGGATCTAATAGATCAACATCGAAATATTCTTTGTTGAAGTTTATTTTGATTCGAGCATTTAGAACAGAAGTTCCATCTTTAAATATATGAGTTGCAAATTTTGTGATTTGATGTTGAAGAATTGATTGTGCTGTCGTCAACTCACGTGCTTGAACCGCGCGTCCTGGATTATATAAAACCCTTAAGAAGTTTTTAGCTTCATCGTAGTCGTCGTAGATCGGCGAAATGTTTAAGTCAAGTGACATTTATTATACTCTTTTAAAATTCTACAATCAATTGAACAGTTTCGCTTTGTCCAATGTTGCGTGTAATAGGCTTTCTGTTTTCTAAATGAATCATATCACCCGAATAAAGCTCTAATGCAGCTTTCAAATAAATGCTTGCAGTTGCAGCAGTGACACCACCACTTTCATATGGATTAACAACTAAAGCAATTTGTCTATATGTTACTGTTGTGGGTAATCCAGTATCTTCTAGTTTGGCACGCACTAACAAATATTTAGCACCCAACGTTTTATAGGCTAATAAATCACCATATAATGTTTGTTCAGACGAAACGTTATCTAATACATTGACAGGAACCCAACCACTGTTAACAAGATTTTGAATATCAGCAAGACCAATATCATATAAAAATTGCCATGTATAACCATCACCCGTATTAATAGGATTACCGTTATTGTGTCCTAGTGGCTCTGTTACTGTGACAGCACCGGGATCAGGTGTCTTTGTTAAAACTTTATAAACCCGATATTCAGAATTTACAACATAAAAATTATCATCAAACGCTGTTGTGCTTGATGGATCAAAGACATCATATTCAGTACCTGATTGCCAATCGATTCTAGGAATCATCAATGCAAGATCAGTAGCAGCGACCTTCTGAACACCAATCATATCATCCCACATGTCTGTTCTTTGATCGGGTGCATTCGTTGGTGAAGGAGGTAAGTTATCATCGGGCCAGATAGTTTCGCGTCCTATTGCTACATAGAGATAATTTTCAAAACTTGGTGTGGAATTGAAATTATCTAAGAAACTATAGGCGTTCAAAATATTAAATGGTGTAGTTATTTTTGTGGCCATGTGTGCTTTCTCTTAATTTTGAATACATTATTGTTATTATTTATACTACTTGTATGAGTGATCTCGGAACATATGAAAATCTTTCTGCTATATTATCACAAAAAAATAATGTTGAAGCACCATCACCAGTAAACCATTGTTCTAGAAGACTCACATCTTTTAAAAATGTTACCTCAACAGTCTCGCCGGATTGTGGTATTGTTCCCGTAAATAAGAATTTCAAATTCTCATGTGGTGTTCTATAATCGAGATATGGTGTTAATTTCACTCCATCAATCGTTACAATATAATTATGTGGTCTTGCGTGTTTACCACGATCATAATCAGTAGTAAATGAAAATTCTAATATTGAACCATCACCCACAAATAATTCAGGTTCCATACCTGTGATATAATTATTATCTTCAAGATAAACAACTTCAATAACATCATTGATGGAAGGTGTAGCAACAATAGTTAGAGTGGTACCAGTCAAATAATACTCGGTGATCTTTCTTAATTTTATTCCGTTCACAAATACTAATATAGAACTATTAGAAACAGGTGAACGAGATAATGTAAAATCATTAACAGCACCGGGTGCAATATATTTATCAGGAAAATAAGTTGGTGTATTTAGATATTGAACATCTACTTTAACACCATTACTGGGTGCACTACTAAACATTAACTCATTATCTATCATTTCATAATCATCATAGTCTACTTTTAAACCATCAAGACATACAAGCGTAGAGTATTTACCTTGTCTCAATTCAAACTCTTTCATCTGTGTATTATTCCAATATTCGATTAATGGAAATAAATTAACGAATGGTTTACTTTCTCTGTTTGTTTCAAATGTTCTGTAACCATATTGATCTTTAGATACTGTTTTCTGAATAGGTCTTAGTGTAATCTCAAGCTCTTGTAGTTGTTCTTGTAATACAAACAAATCTTGACTAATCCATGAGATGATCCAAAATACAGTTGATACCATATCGTCAAATGCTGATACTTGATATTCGAGAAAAGAAACTTCACCAAAAAATTTGAAACCAGCAGGATGAACGTTCTCTTCTATGATTTTCTTATAGTAGTCAATTGAAATATCAGATCTTATTACATATGAAAATTCTTGATAATACCAATTATCTTGAATATATTTATTCCAACTCAAGAAACCGTCAGTACCCGACCACCTTCCAGGAGCAGCAACAACACCATCTGGTGTTTGAATAGTTAATGTTGGTGTAACAACATCATCAACTATCTGAATTACTTCTCCATCTTGAAATTCACCCACCACACTCAACAAACTAAATGATGTTTCTAAAAATCCCGACAACGCGGGATATTCTACCTGAATAGTTTTTTCGACATATGCAGTAGAGTTTGACGTGAGACCAATAATCTTTTTATCCAAATAAGGTGTAACATCATTAGGTGCATTAGGTGTAACAACAATGTAAATCGGCTCAATCCATTTACCATCTGATACACGAAGTATGTCTATTTTAGGGTAATAAAAATCAACAAATGTGTTAAAGATGGTGTGAAATAAAAACTCATAAGATTTTTCAGATCCTTTTGCTAAATAAAAATCTCTGATATTTTTGATAACAAGTTTTAAATCAGCAGCAAGTCTATCACTAATCTTATCAGCATATTCTTTTTTGAACTCAGGTAAGAAAGCATCAACAGTATTATCAATATCTGCATAGTCTCTCAGATGAGCAATGATATCATATTCACCGAGATCTCTTTCAAGATATTCAAAATATTTTTGTAAGAATAGAACGAAGTCACCATGATTCTCACGTACATGAGATGGTACAAATCTATCAACAATAATACTAAGTGAACGACCTTTATCTATATGACTCATTTATATTATGTCTCTCCGACAAATGCAACAGTAAGATTCACATTTCCAAGAAGAATTAAATTATTTCGTAGTGTGTAAATATCATTTTGTGCAGGAGTAATAGTGATATCTATTTCAGTGGTTGAAGGTACACCGAAATCGTGTGATGGTAATTCAACAATACCTGTCGCATATGTAATAACACCCACTCCAGATTCAAGCAACAGATCATTTTTATATTCATCAAGATTACCTGCACCATCATCTTTCAATTGATAATCACCACCACCATATGAATAAACTTCTGATATAACTGAGCCAGGATCAATTTCTGTTCCAAAATCCCATCTATATGTTTGTTCACCTGTTGATGGTCTAAATTTCTTTGTTAATTTAATAGAAGTTAAGTTACTGAGAATAGCAGCTTCCGCATTATCAATAACTGTTAAGAATTTTGAATATCTAAATACAGAATCGAATTTTGTTAATTCACTAATAAAATGATCTTCTATTGCTGCATTAATATCGTTTTCAATCTGACCTGCACTCTGAGTAGTCTTATCACGATCATATAATACACTTGATGTTATATCAATGTATGTATATTCAGGATCAATCAATTCAGGAATAATTCCCACGATATTATAATTTGCTAATATTTCGTCTTCAATATATACTTTACTTGCGGGTGAAAGTTCTGTTCCACTCAAAGGTTTGATTGAAATATAAACACGACCGAATTGAGGAGGAATATTATCTTCTCCACCCCACACACTAATCGTTTCAATATCACCATATTCTGAAATCAACAATGCTTTATAGTCATTAGCAATAACAGCACGATTTTGTGCTTGATATGCTTTAGGTGCAATATGTTTAATAGATGCGATACTTTCTTCATCAGCACCACCACTAGACTTTTCAACTAATGTAACTGTAAATAAATTTTTTGCGTAGATGCCAATATCATTAACAAGTTCAAATATAGAACAGCCATTAGCAATAGCACCATATGTTGTAAGATATTCAGTAATAATCACGTTGTTGTTTTCTAATGCTTTACCTAATATTCCATCACCGAAATATATTTCTATTTTATTATCACTTACTTCTTGTAAGAAAAACACTTCACTATCACCATCTACAGTGGTGATGTGTTGTGATCTTGACCACGTAACAATGTTTGTGCTCGTTGGTGAATCTTTAATATCAACACCTAAAAATCGTGTATCTATATCAGGCTGACTAATAATAAAATGTTGATCAGGATCACTCGTGTTGAAAATCCATTGTTGTGTATTGATGATACCTTGTGTAATAGGAAATTCCGCTTCATAAACACCACCACCAACATCAACCATTGTATAAGAATCAGTTGTAACGAATTGATATGATACACCATCAAGTGAACATATAAACTTTGTGTCTTTATCAACAATAATATTTGCAGGAGAACCGGAAGGATTTGTGATAGATAGTTTAATGATAGCCGTTGAACCAGCTTTCTGTCTAGGAAAATAATTCAATTCTTTTGCTTTACTAACAACCGAATTTCTCAATGCAGCAGAATCAAGAAATATTTCATTGATGCTTAAGTTCGCATGAACACCCATATAATGGGTGGCATATGCAAGCACATTTAATATGACAGCCATACCAGAACCTTCGAAGTCATAATCTACAAACTCTGGTTGTGTTCTTAGATAATCTTTTAAATTTTCTCGGATTGTGTCAAAATCCAAATCGACGACATTGAGTGTCATGTTTTATTCCTACAAATAATTATTAATTTTTTAGTATATCCTATAATATACTTCTTATCTAATTTTTTTTAGTATATCCTATAATATACTTCTTATCTAATTTTTTCGGTATTCTTATTTCTGATAACTGATAATATTGTTGATCTGGTCCATCAAACTGATCATATATCTCTTTACTCAATAAATGTTCTCTTTGTTTTGATAAATTTCCACCAAGTTTATCATCATAATGTAGTTTTACTAAATCTTTGAAACCGTTTTTAAATTTCAAAACTAGAACAGCACGATCTTCTGGCTTTGTAAATTTTGGTTTTGCACCAGCAGCACGAAAAGCTGCTTCACCTCCACTCATCGATGCATAACCAAATGCAGTATTTGGATCAAACGCAAGCGATACCCAGTCTGCTGTAGGTCCAGTGGTTGGTGCAAATAGACCAGTACTCGATATAGATTCAACATTACTTATATGTGTACCATGATACATGATTAACGGAACAGTATCTTTCCACCAACCAATTTTTGGATTTGTGATCCAAGATAATTTTTTAGTTTCTGCTATAAATTGTAAAAATGATTTCATAGTTACCTTGATCTTGTTAAGAAGAAACTTACATCTATTGGCTCTAATGTGCCTAATATTTTAAACTTTAAAAAAACAATATAACCTTTTTCTGTTTCATCAGTATCAACAGTCAAATCTAATATTTCTGCTCTTGGCTCATAGTTTACAATCACATCTCGAATTGAATCTTTAACAAGACCCGCTGTGATAGAAGTAATATTCTCAAACAACAAACCATGTACTTGACAACCAATTTCAGGATGAAAAGGAACATCGTAGAATTCAGTCAAGATTAAATTTTTCACTGATTGAATAACTGCATCTTCACCCAATTTTTTAGACACATCACCCGTGACAGGATGAGGCGCGAAATTAAGATCGATATCTCTATATCTTCTGTTTGCTTCTGTTGATGCCATGTTATTATTTATACGTTATTTCTTAATGACTCATATAATGTTCATAACGATGTTTAATGACTATTATATGAATCATTAATAAGATTTCATTATCCACCCGCAAACACATTTGAACTTCCTTTTGCTGCAACAGATCCACACGCTACTGGATCACCGATTCGACCTAGCTGTTTTTTATTCGCAAACACAGAACTCGAACCACCTGCCAGTGTCGATGCATGGCAAGAAGGTCCACAGCAATGCACTGACCACGCATCACCCTTTCGGTGAACGCTTTTCCCATTGACGTATACGTTGCCTGAACCTTCGATATTCGCTCGTGGTGCATAGCATCCGTGTCCCGTATCTCTGTCTCCTTTCAGATGTATTCCTGGCATATTCGTAACTCGTTGATTTTATAATACTATTTATGTCGTATTTGTCATCAATAACAAGGTTTCACTAAATGTGATCATCGTCACATATTTATATCTATATATTATTGACAATCTGACGACATATATTATACTTACAGTATACAGAATGAATTGAGAATGATTTTATTATGAAAGTGAAATTCAAAGAATTGATTGATTGTTCAACAAGAATGAATGAACGCCATGATTGTGCAGTTAAAGCAGTTTCTATTGTTGCGCGTGTGAGTTATTTTGAAGCACATAAAACGCTTTCGAAATATGGTAGAAAGCCGCGTGGAGGAACAAGTTTTTATGAGATTACTGTTCCAGCTCTTTATTCACTGGGTATAGAGTTAACACGAGTCAAACGTGATAGACAAAAATCAGGTTCAAAATATACACCAAAAACAATCGGTGAGAAATGTAAAAAGGGTTATTATCTGTGCCGAACTAAAGGTCATATATTCGCTGTTGTTAATGGTGTTGTTGAAGATTGGACAGATGGTCGTCAACATCGTATATTTGAAATATATAAAGTAATCAAGAAACGTACAACCACTAAGGAGTAAATGATATGAATCACTATGATACAAGTAAAGCTGGTTATTATGATAGTCTAACAAGATTGATCGAGTTTCAGAAAAAGATTAATGAAACACAAATTTACGAAACACCAAAAGGATTGAAATACACGAAACATGATCAGTCTGGCTATCCTTATATTAGATTGGTTGATTAATTTTTAATAGGAGAATTTGAATGAATGATTTTGAAAAAAGACTTGAAGTGTTTGTGAATGGTTGTAACAAACTAGCACAAGACTATACAGGTACTAACTATCCAAACATTGATCTTCCTAAGATCGTGATTCAGAAAGGCGGTCGAAAATATGTTAAACTGATCAGAAAATCAAATGGATCAGAATCTGTTCATTGTTTTGTGAACAAAGAAAACGGTGATGTGTTGAAAGCTGCTAGTTTCAATACACCAGCAAAGCACGCACGCGGAAATATCTTCAATGAAGACAATGGTCTAAACTGCATGGGTCCATATGGAGCCGCGTATTTGAAATAATATGAGTATCATCATGGCAGGTAAACGATATATCATGAACATCAATCGAACTGAGTTGAGGCGATTGATAAAAAATGATGTATGGTTATCATACAAAATGAATATGTACACTAGACGTAATTCTGGTCAATGTGTTATAATAAATCGAATTGAATATTAGGAG